GCGAGGTTCGTCAGGACTCCGGCCGAGCCGTTCTGGATCGCGATGGTGGGGGTAGGGAGAGCCACGTTACTTGCCTTTCTTCTTTCCGATGAGGAGCATCGCGAGATTGGGTTTCTTGCCGGGCGGCTCCGCCTCGCCCTCGCCGGCGTCGTGCATATCGACCAGATCGCAGATGGCGCGCGCGAGACCCTCGTCGTCGCCGTCGGCGAACGCGTGGCGAATCGTGCGGCCCGCATGCGCGTAGTCGTCGCCATGTCCGGCGGGGGGCGCGGCGGTCTCGCCGTCCATTCCCTCGTCGGGCGTCGCGGGGTCGCTCGTCGGCATCGGGAGCGGCATCAGTTGCCCGCCGTAACGTTGGAGTTGCGCATCGCGAGCGTGATCACGATCACGAGCGCGGAGTCATTCGAGGCGGCGCCGCCCGCGGTGAAGGTGCGGACGCTAAACGTGATGGGGAGCGCGGGGCTGGCCTGCGACGCCTCGTTCGCGAAGTTGCCGATTGTCGCGTACGCGCCGTTGCCCGCGTCGTCGCGGACGTCCACAGCGTGCGCGACGACCTTCGGGAACGCGTCGAAGAGCGTGACCGCGATGACATTCGTGCCTCCCGCATGCGTCGCGCTCTTGATGAACTCCTTGCCCTCGAGCACCGTGGGAGCGGCGGCGCCGTTGAGCTGCAGTTGCACCTCCGCGTACTCGCGGCCGATACCGAAGGACTGGGCGGGGTACTTGGCTCTGTTCGCCATGTTTTTCCCGCTCAGAACGTTGCGACGCCGTTCCAGATCGGCGCTTCGCAGGTCGTGTTGCCGTAGTAGCCGATGCGCACGTCGTACGCGTCGGCGTTTGGGTTGCGCAGAATGGTCAGGCCGTCGTCGTCGAGGATCTGCGGCGCCTCCCCCAGCGACTCGAAGTGCCAGGTGTCGAGCTGCAGCATGTAGCCCGAGCCCTTGGGGCAGTTGAGATCCGCGATGACCTTGATCGGGCCCTTCGGGCCGTAGACTTCGACCGCTTCGAACCCGATGTCCGGCTCTTCGTTCGGGGCGACCTTCTCACGCGGATAGAGCGCCTTGGTCGAAAGCGCCTTGACGAGCTGCGCCCAGTCGAGCGGGTTGATGAAGAAATGGCTCGGCTTGCCTCCCTCGCGGCAAATCTTCGTCGCGAGATCGATTGTTGTTTCCTCGATGGGCGCGCCGCCTCCGACCTGCCGCAGGCCGTAGAGGCGCGTATCGGTCGAGCGGTTGACCCCGAAGAAGTTGTCGGTCGCGGCGGGCGGCTGAAATGGAATCCAGCCCGCGAGGCCCTTGACCATCGCGTTGTAGTCCGACCCGATGGTCGGAGCGCCCTGGAAGATGTAGTCCGATGCGGCCGCACCGGTAATCGTGTTCCATGCGACGTTCGCGAAGAGCAACCCGTTGTCGCGATCGACCTGCGTGATCGTGACCATCGTCGCGCCATTGGTCCGCAGACCCGCGCCGCCCGTCCCGTCGTCGGCGGAAAGGCCGACCTGCATCCCGATCTCGAAGTTGCTCGAGTCGGTAATGTTCACGAGCTGCACGACCGTCTGCGCGACGCCGACGTTGATCGTCGCGCCGCCGAGGCCCGGATACGTGAAGGTCGTGGCGGTCGAGATCTGTCCGCGCTGGCCGCCCCCGTTTTTATAGAGCGCGATCGCGAGCGATCGCATGCAGACGTGGATCGCGCCGTCGATCTCTTTGGTGAGCCCCTCGATGAGAGTGTTCTCGTCACCCTTCGCGGCCTTGATCGCCTCGCCGGTGATCGTCGCCGTCGAGTAGTCGGTGATCCGCGTGACAATGAAGCCGTTGAAAACGGAGCTCGTCTTCGCGCCCTGCGCGATCGCGATCGACGGTCCGCGACCCTGCGGGACTGCGTTGCGGACTGCAACAACTTTGTTCTTGCCTCCGAAGTCCGTGATCTTCGGGATGAGCGCGAAGAGCGGATTGTCCGGATAACAGAGGAGATTGAAACGGCGCTGTGTGTATTTTTGCTTCAGGACCGCTGATAGAGCGGTCGTGTCGAGTTGTACGGCCATCGGCGCGCGAGCCCCGCGAATGCGAGAGCGCCGCTACGCGTCCGCTCGGGACACGCCGATGTGTCGACCAAGCCGCGTAGCGTCAGTCGATGGGGAGGTTTTTCCGAATGCGCTCGATCAGAAGCTCGTTCTGCTTCTTGTCCGGCAGCTTGTCCCAGTTGTCTGGTTTCCAGCCACCCGACGAGCTCGATGCCAGCGCGGTCGTGAGCGTCTTCCCCGCTCGACTACTTTGCGCGGCGTCTGCCGTCTTGCCGGCCGCTGGCGACGCCTGACTGGCGTCTGTTGCCTTGCCATCCACGATGGCCGCTCCCTTTCGTTTTGTCAAATGCGTCTCGACGAGGGCATCGTCGAGCCACTCCAATTGCTCTTCGGCGCCCGCACGAAGTCGCGCTTCGGTCGCCTCGAGCAGCTCCGCGTCGGTGAAGGCGATCCCGCGAGATTCCGGGCTCTCCTGCGCGAGCTGGAATGTGTGCATGTATTCCGCAATCCGACGTTCGCCGGGCAACTTCGACAGGATGGGCAATGTCGTCTTGGCCGCGTCGATCGCGTCCTCGAGCTGCCGCTTGGCTGTGAGGTACTGCCGCTCGGCGGCCACGCGCTGATCGCGCTGCTCGAGCTCCTGGCGTAGCTGCCGATTTGCCGCCTCCGCCTTTTTTGCGGCCTCCATCGCCTGCGCGATTTTCTCGTCAGGCGTGCCGCTCTTGATGATTCTCTCGCCGATGTCGGTCGCCTTGACCCCGCGCCGCTCGAGAAATGCGAGCGGGTCTGCGAGCTCCTTTTCCCATTCTTGAATGCGTGCCTCTGCGGCCTGGCGCGCCTGCTCGGCGGCATGCGTGCGCGCCTCGAGATTGGCGATGCGCGCCGACTCCTGCTCTCGCGCGCGCCGCTGCGCCACGACCTCCCTGGTGCGCGTCGAGAGGGCTGCCTTGCGATCGGCAAGCGTCGGCTCCGGAGAAGGTGCAGCGGAGTCCGCACCCGGAATAGCCGCGCCGGACGAGGGGGTCGCGCCGGGGACCGCCCCGGGCGCGGGCTTCGCTGCGCCGTCGGCGCCATTCGAGACGATCTCACCTGCGGCCATGGGCAACCTCCTCGAGCAGGAGCTGCCGACCGGTCAACTTGTAGTCCTCGGCATCCTCGCTCGTCCAAAACACGGCACATCGGCAGCCATTGCTGCACGTGTATAGGTCCCACTTGCCGCTCCGGGCCATGCTCTCCAGCGTATGGTCGCGAAACGAATGGCCGCAGTTTCCGCACACGAGACCGCCCCAATGGCGATCGATGATCACACCGATCTTTTCCGGTTCAGCCAATCATTGCGTCCGGTGTCCCTTTGGCCGTCATGCAGCCATCCCTGGTGCCGCGGCTTGCGGCGTCAGCGTCGCCCCCGGAATCTGCGCGCCCACACTCGGCGTTACGCCGCGCGCCGCGGCCTCGGCCACCGGGGTACCCGGCGCGCTCGCCATCGTATTGACCGGCTGCGGACCGCCAGGTCCTTGCGTGAGCTGCATCGCATCGGTGAGCCAGTCGCGCAGAAGCTGCAGGCGCGCCTCGGGCCGCCCGTCGGTCCACGCCTTGATCAATGCAAGCTGCACCTGGCGCGTCGCCTGCGCGAGATTGAGGAACGGCTGCGGCTGGCGGTAGCGCCCCTTGTCGAGCATCTCCGAGATGCACGACTCCACGGCATTGTAGCTGGCATTCTCCAGGTCGTTCGCGGCCTCGAGATCGGGGAAGTCGAGCAGCCGCTTCGCCTCGTCCGGCGCGAGCCAGCCGGCGTTGGCCATCCGCTCAACGTCCTTCATGCGCGCCGCAGGTTCATCGGACAAGCCGTTGGTCGGCCAGAGCTTCATCACGCACGCTTCGTCATCGAGGTCGTTTTCGCGCAGCAGGATCCGCTGCATGCCGCCCCTCTTGGACGCGCACTTGCTGCCGAAATCCTTGTTGTGCTTCGCGACGATCTCGCGCCCGAGCTCCAGGATCACCTTCGCGAGCTCGAGGAACATGTGGTGGTAGTTGTGGATCGCGACCTGCATTCGCTGGTCGGTGATATCGAGGTAGACTTCCTGCGCTTTGCCGCTCTCGAGATTCGCGGGGACTTGGCCCTGCGCCTGCGCTTGGGGAATGCCCGTGATTTCGAACGCGCGGTTGTAGTCGCGATCGAGCTGGGCGAACATCTGCTGCGGTACGACCTCCGCAGGGACGTAGATCTCCGGCTTGATCCCGGTGTACTCGATCTTGCTGCCGATATCGTTGTCCCACTGTGCGAAGTTGACCTTGCTCCCCGTGTGGCAGAGCACGTGGCCTGCGCCGAGTAGGCGCAGCGCCTTGTCGATCCGCAAGAGCTTCTCGTTGATCGAGGTCTGAATCGGATCGAGCTCGTCGGCGAGGCCAATCCCCCAGAATCCAAGGGGTGCGCGCTGCTTGCGATAGCAGACAAACGGAAACCACTGGTGCTCCCATGGCTCGTCGAGCAAGGTCGCGTTCTCGATCGCGATGACGTGCCGCCCGTCCTTCGCTTTGCGAGAGCTCGGCAGATGCCACGCCTCGGTCACGAGCAATTGGTCGGCCGTCGAGTCGTAGCCGACGCCTCCGTGATGGCCGATGTTTGCGTCCGCGGCGCGCGTCGCCTTCTCGATTTTCTCGACGAGCGCCGGATCGTCCGCGTACTCCTCCTTCAGGCGCGGTCGGTCGATCCAGGCCTCTTGCATCATCGTCGGAGGCTTGCCCTTCGCGCCCTCTTGATCGTCGACGAGTAGCTCCAAGGGGAGCACCCGGTCGACGCCGATGCGCGCGTCTTTGCCCTCACCGTCGATGTACAGTTTGAATACGCCCGTGCCGAAAATGCCGCCTCCATCGAGCACGACACTCGGAGCCATCTCGTAGATGTCCGTCTCGTAGAACTGCCCTTCGATGAATTTTTCCATCGCGCGGGCCTTCTGCTGCAGCTGCCAGTCGCCACCCTCGGTCACAAACGAGACCTTGGGCCGATCCTTCGTCACCTTCGCGACGAAGGCGTCCGAGCAGCACTTGACGACGTTGTAGCAAACACGTCGGCGCGATCCCATCGTGGGCCGGGTGTATCCCGACAGGCCAAAGCCGATGATCGGCGTATTGCCGTAGAGCCGAAGGCGCCGGACGTCCTCTTCCTTGCGTCCGAGTTGATTCTTGCGAACGTGCTGCGCGGCGGAGATGACCCGCTTGTACCGATCCTCCGAGGCGATCGAGCCATCCCACCAGCGCTTGTCACGCGCCTCAGCAGACGTTGTGGTCGTGCCGTCGTTCAGGACTCGCGGCTGCCTGGAATCTCTGGGAGACTCACGTCCCCTCCGTGTGCGCGAATCGCACGCGCTCGTCCTCGAGGCGCTGTTCGTCGCGGCGCTTTAGCACCTCTTTGTCGATCCATGCCTTGGTCGCGGCGCTATTCGCGAGCGGGTCTGCATCGAGAATCGGCGCCTCGGGCTTCACTACGGGCCCGCTCGGCGACAGGCGAATGCGGCGGATGTAGAGCCGCTTGGTGCGTTCGAGGTTCTCGATCTGCTCGCCGCCCGGAATGCCAGCACCAGCGGACCCGATGACATCGAACTCGATTTCTTCGATGCCCGCGGCGCGCATCCTCTCCGCGTGCAGGTCGAGCTCTTCCCATTGCGCCGCCGCGCCGGGACTCACTTGCGCTTGCCCTTCTTGCTCTTTGCCTTGCGCTGCTCGGCGTACCCAATGGCGACTGCCTGATTGCGCGGCCGGCCGGAGCGCACGAGCTCGGCGATGTTGCGGCCACGCGCCGCGTTCGTCGGCGATTTCTCGAGCGGCATCAGCCTGCAGTGTTCCCCGAGCCGCGCCGCCAGTCAATCACTCCCACCATTGCCTACGCTGCTTCTCTTCGAGGTTCTTCTCGAGCCGATCCAGGATGGCCTGCTCCTGGGCGGCGTAATAGGCGGGCGTACCGACCGGGGGCGACTGATCAGCGGGCTCGTTGTGGTACGCGGTGCACGCGCGCCAGGCGTAGAGCGCCGAGTCCGAGGCGTGGTTTCTGAAGCCCTCGCTCTCTTTGGTTCGAGTCTCGTTCCATGGCAATTCGCGCCATTCCGCGAGCAGATCTCCGCACTGCGGCGCAACGACCTTGATTCTGCCGCGCGCCAGGTCTGCATTGAACATGCTGATGTATCCCACCTTGTTGTTTTTCTCGGCGGGGTCGATGGGAATCGAATAGCGCGCGCTGATCTCGGTCGTGAAGGCCTTGCCCATCCCACCCGTATCGCCGACGATCTGCACGAATTTGTAGCGGTCCTCGAGCCGCCGGACCTCTTCGCACATCTCGCTCACGATCGCCTTGATCCGGTAGCTCTCGACCACGTAGATGCATGGATCGTTCACGCGCCAGCCGAGCACGGTGCAGGCGTTCTCGTCGTCGATGCCGAAGTCGAGTCCTAGCAAATAGCAGTCGAGCCCTAGCGCTTCGCCGGGCTTTTGCGGCGCTTGCTCGATGAGGTTGCGCGCCTCATCGAAGTGGCCGTAGACGAGGCCTCCGCCATCACGGATCCAAACACCCTTGCGAAGTTGCTGGTGCGTGACAGGGTCGAGCCGCGCGAGAGATGCTTCGTAAGCATTGCGATCGAG